AATAGTTTCCTTCAATGGGGTCCAATGTAAACAGATAGGTTCAAATTGTTAATAATTTGAATATTGTTGATATTTATAATAAAAATCTCAAACTATGGATTTAAATAATAGATTAAATCAGTACCTTGGTAAACAAGCCAGAATTTCATCAAAACCTATTGGTGATGGTACCACAGAAGTATGTGACCTTGATACGGGCGATTGTTATGTTGTTCGTGAAAAAGATGGTCTTATTGAAAGAGCCGGTCATCAACATACTGCAAATCGTAAAGTTAAAGTAGAAACCGTACACGGAATAAAAACCTTATTAAATGGTTAATCGATGAAATTAGACAAAAAGATACTCAAGGAAATTGAGAGACATCACAAGATTAATAGATATATTACTGAACAGGCATTACCACCTGAAGGAGATTTACCACCAGCACCTGAAGCGGAACCTGCGGTTGCTCCTGAAGAAGCTCCTGCAGAACCGTCAATGCCACCACAAAAGATTGATGTGGCTACTGATACTGAAGTTACAAAAATTGATGATGAAGGTGAAACTGATGAAAAAGGTGGTGATACCCAAGAGTTAGATGTAACTGAATTGGTTAAGACTCAAGAAAAGATTGAGCAAAAACAAGAAGAGTATTTTAATAATTTGTTTGGTTACATTCAAAATTTAGAAACTAAACTTGGCGAAATGGGTCAAGTTATTGATAGATTAAATGCGATTGAAACTAAAATTGAAAAGTATCGTGAGAAAACCCCTCAAGAAAAACTACAGTTGAGAAGTTTGGACTCAGGACCATTCACTCAAAAGTTGACAGACTTCTTTGATGATAAGAAGGAAGACTTTGAAAAAGCGGGTAAACACGAATACGTTCTGACATCAGATGAAGTTGAAGATGTGAATCCTTCGGAAATCAAATCAACTTTCAGAGCTGGAGAAGAAGAAGATAAATTTAAGTTTTGATTTTTTGATAATTTTTACTATATTAAGGTTGTGGACACCCACAACCTTTTTTTTTATTTGACTATTTGAAATTGAATTTATAACTTTAAACTAAACTTTAAAAATTAACTAAAACTATTATGACATCATCTTTAGACGCAGTACTTGCACAGTATGAACAGGCACAGAAAAACAGCTCAGGCGGAGAAAACCGTATGTCATCAGAAGAAAGAATGAAGAAATACTTCGCTCTTATTCTTGATGAGAAATCAAACTCAGGAACACGACGTATCCGTATCCTCCCTACCAAAGACGGTAGTTCACCTTTTAAAGAGGCTTGGTACCATGAAATCCAAGTAGGTGGAAAATGGCAAAAATTTTACGACCCAGGAAAAAATGACAATGAGCGTTCACCATTGAACGAAGTTTATGAAGAACTCATGTCAACAGGTAAAGAATCTGATAAAGAATTGGCTAAACAATACAAGTCACGTAAGTTCTACATCGTGAAGGTTATTGACCGTGACCACGAAGAAGACGGTGTAAAGTTTTGGCGATTCAAACACAACTACAAGAATGATGGTATTCTTGATAAAATCATCCCTATTTGGCGAAACAAAGGTGATATCACCGACCCTGAAAAAGGACGTGACCTTATCATTGAATTGACCAAACAAAAGACTCCTAAAGGAGCTGCGTACACGACCGTATCAACTATCATGTATGAAGACGCAGCACCAATTCACGAAAACAAAACATTGTCAAAAGAGTGGGTTGAGGACGAGATGACATGGTTGGATGTTTACTCTAAGAAGCCCGTTGAATACTTGGAAGCAATTGCTCGTGGTGAAGTTCCACGTTGGGATAGTGATAAAGGCGGTTACGTTTATAGTAACGATGAGGAAGGTACTCAATCCTTCGGTGGAAGTTCAACCACATCATCATCAACTCCGTCTTACTCTGACCCCCAAGCTAACTCAGAACCTGACGAGGACCTACCATTCTAATTTAACGAGCATGGACACTTACATAGACATAGTGTCCATGCTCTTTTTTTTAACACACACAAATAATGAAAATAAGAAAATTAATGTACGAATCACTCATCAAGAAATATGAGAGTGAGATTGCGGAATCTGAGGCGACTTTAATGGTGTATATGGAAAACCCTGTTGGTATTGGGGAACATCCACAACACTTGGAAGAGATGGATAAGTTTGTTGATAAATTGGCAAATGCGCAAGATAAATTAGGAACCCTGAAAGAATTTTACAAATACAACTATGGCAATTAAGAAAACCGATTTCAATTCAGTAAAGAAGAAATTCTCTACTTCAGCCAAATACAAACCCCAAAGGTTTTTTGACTGTGGTCCTGATTTCTTGGATGCTGTAGGTTTACCTGGTCCGGCTATTGGGCATATCAATATGTTCTTGGGTCACTCAGATACGGGTAAAACAACTGCGATGATTAAAACTGCAGTGGATGCTCAAAAGAAAGAGATTCTACCTGTGTTTATCATCACGGAACAGAAATGGAGCTTTGAACACTCAAAGTTGATGGGTCTTCAATGTGAAGAGGTAGTTGACCAAGAAACGGGTGAAATGGATTGGGACGGGTTCTTTATCTTTAACAACAACTTTGATTACATTGAACAGATTACTGATTACATCAACAGTTTGTTAGATGCTCAAGAAAAGGGTGAATTGGATTACAGTTTATGTTTCCTATGGGATTCTGTTGGTTCTGTACCTTGTAAGATGACTTACGAAGGTAAAGGTGGTAAACAACACAACGCGTCGGTTTTATCTGACAAGATTGGTATGGGTATCAACCAACGTATCTCGGGTTCTCGTAAAGCGGAGTCAAAGTATGAAAATACTTTGATTATTGTAAACCAACCTTGGGTTGAACTTCCTGATAATCCATTCGGACAGCCTAAAATCAAGGCTAAGGGTGGAGAGTCTGTTTGGCTTAACTCATCTTTGGTGTTCTTGTTTGGTAACCAAAAGGGAGCGGGTACCACCAAGATTACGGCAACCAAGGATAAGAGAACTGTGAAGTTCGCTTCTCGTACCAAAATCTCCGTAATGAAAAACCACATCAATGGTTTGGGTTACGAAGACGGTAAGATTATTGTCACACCTCATGGTTTCTTGGCGGGTAAGGATACTGCGGAAGAGAAAGCTTCTATTGAAGCGTACAAGAAGGAGTATTCTGATTATTGGAAAGAAATCATCGGTTCAGATGGTGACTTTGTGTTGAAAGAGGAAAAAGAACCTATTGAATAAACTTTTGTGAAGACCCTATTAGTTGATGGAGATAATTTATTTAAAATCGGTTTCCACGGAGTCAGAGACTTTTTCGTGGAAGGCGAACACATTGGTGGGGTATTTCACTTCCTCAACACCATTCGTCGCCAGTTGGACGAAAATGAGTTTGACAAAGTTATCGTCTTTTGGGACGGCAAAAACAACTCACAATCAAGACGTGAGTTATATCCTGACTACAAACTAAACCGAAGGAATGATATGACTGAAGCCAAGCTTGAGTCATATTACTTCCAAAAATCAAGGGTGAAACAATACCTTGAAGAGTGTTTTGTTCGTCAGATTGAAGTTGATGGTAATGAGTCTGATGATTTGATAGCCTATTATTGTTCGTTGGCGACAGACGAAGAAAAGGTTGTTTTTTCATCAGACCGTGACCTTCTACAAATCATCTCGGAGAGTACTTCCATTTATTCTCCAATCAAGAAAATCAGTTATAATTACGGAGACAAGATAAAGTTTGGTGATGTTCATATACCTCACCAAAACGTTCTTGTTGTTAAAGTTTTTTTGGGGGACAAGTCGGATAATATCTTTGGTATTGACCGTCTTGGTGAGAAAACTTTTATCAAATTATTTCCCGAGATTGTTGATAATGTATTAACTGTTACCGATATTTTGGATAAGACAAACAAGTTAATTTCCGAAAATAGAAAAGAAACAATTTTACATAATATTAAAAATGGAAAAACAAAAAAAGGACAGATTGGCGATGAATTCTTCAGAATCAATCAACAAATTGTGGACCTTAGAAACCCCATCATCACAGATGAAGCAAAAGAGTTTGTCACCCTTTACTATTCTGAAACATTAGACCCTGAAGGTAGGGATAATAAAAACTTAATCCGTTTAATGATGGAAGATGGTTTTTTCAAATACCTACCCAAGGATGATGATGCCTTTGTTAATTTTATGAAACCTTTTACCAAACTCACAAGAAAAGAAAAACGCAAATACAAACAATCAAACAATTAAATTATGAAAGAAGAATCCGTAGTTAAGATGGAGTTTCTCCTAACCTTGAACAACAACATCGTCGTTCAACGTTTTTACAATGTTAAAAATTACAACCCATTGGCACGAAAGTCTTACGACTTGGCGTACTTTATGAAGGAAGTAGAAATGATGTTGTCTGAGGAACTCAAGATGAAAACTGTAATTTACATGATGGACAATCAAGATGAAATTACCGATGACCCAGATGTCCTAAACACATCAAATACAGAGGGTCCTGAGTACTTCCATCTGTATGTCAAAATTTCCGATGAAATTATTTTACATAGAATTTTTGACGCGAAATTGTACCCACCAAAAGTAAGATATACGGTTGATGTACGTCCCAGCCTGAAAAGCATTTTGAAAGGCTTGACTGACATTTTTTCAGGTCAAAATTTATCTCACGATTACTTGAGTTATGACCTAAGTCGGTAATATTTAATTTATACACGCGACTCTATGACTAAGAATTTTGACTATCTCGGCAATACATTTCAAATACAATTACTTAACCAAATCATCGTAGACAAAGAGTTCGCACAATCCATTATTGACGTTTTAGACCCTAGTTATTTCGACAACAAATACTTCAAGTTGATTATACAAATGGTAAGGGAATACTACCAAAAGTACCAATCAACACCTGGATTTGAAACTTTGGAACAAATAGCCAAAGCAGAGATTTCAGTTGAGTTGGCGTTGAAGATTGTGTTGGACACTATTAAACAAGTTCAAAACGCACCGTTTGAAGGAAGTGTATTTGTTCAAGAAAAAGCTTTGAAGTTTTGTAAACAACAAGAACTTCAAAAGGTGATGAACAAAGCACAGAAAATCATTGACCAAGGTGACTTTGAATCTTACGATACTGTTGAAGGTTTGGTTAGAACAGCCCTACAAGTTGGGGTTAGAGATGGTGGAGTACAAGACATCTTCTCGGGATTGGATGAAGTTCTTAATGATGACTTCAGACATCCTATCCCAATGGGAATCGCAGGTATTGACAGACTAATGAAAGGTGGTTTGGCAAAGGGCGAGATTGGAGTTGTCTTGGCACCTACCGGTGTTGGTAAAACAACACTCATGACCAAAATTGCTAACAC